CCTTTTTGAGTGGATGAAGAATCAAATCCTATAACATTATCAGCACCTATAGCTTCACCACAGATTACCTTAGTTACGGGAGTTTGTTTGTGTATACTATCCATCACGTCTTGCATGAGGAAGTAAGAGCGAAAGCTCCTACCTCCAACAATTGCTACTTTCAAAGTCTCTCCTTAATATTGTGAGAATTGTTCTTTAAGTAGTGCTGAAATTTCGTCGTAATTTGAATTAGCCATATCTATAGAGTTAAGTAGGTAAGAAGAAAGTTGCATTTCTTGAGCCGCTACTTGTACTTTAGAAGAGTCTAAATATCTGCTCATATAAGGCAGTGGGTCTTCCTTAGGCGCTTCAAATTCAATATCTAGAGTATTAGCTACTTTAGCTGCGCGGAACTTAACGTAGTCAAATACTAAATTAGCATTAAGTCGTAGGATTTCTCTACCCTCAGAAAATAGATAGTTAGTCCATTGACGTTCTTGCTCTAGTATTTCGTTGAACACTTCTTCGATTTTAGGCTTAACTCGTTTATATGCTTCTGGGTTATTCTTGAACTCAATACTAAGAATATGCATACCACCTTTAGCGTGTAGCATTTCGTCTCTAGCAATAAGAACTACTAACTGCGCAATACCTTGGAAGAATCCAAGTTCTGCAATGCCGAATGTGATAGCGAAGCTTGACATGAAGTTTACAGCTTCTAGCATGTATAATGCTGCCAGTGCTACATATAGCTTTTCGCGTCTTTCCTCCCTAGGAGCGTCGTGCGGTAAGTTACCTAAATCATCAAATACGTTACGTAGTACGTTTGAACGCTGAATAACTTCAAAGTTTTTATAACCTTCTCGTAGTGCGTCGTTAGGGTCTACGAACGTTTGCTTGATAATGTGTGAATATGTTCTAGCATGGATAGACTCGAACAATGCCACAGCATTGTACCAGTTCTCTAAGTCAGAGTTGGAAACGTTTTCTAGTAAAATACCTGTTATAGACCTAGAGGCTATAGAGTCAGCTAAGTGCTGCCACAGTATTGTTTTAACCATAGAGTCCACTATAGGTTTAGGGGCGTTAAGCATGTCCTGTCTATCTTGTGTAATATCTACTTCAAACTCGTTCCATACCTGTGCCATTTGCTCTTGGAATAGCTTATCTAGGATAGGGTATGGTCGGTTAATAGTGTCAGCGAAACCTAGGTCGTCCCCAAGGAATAATGGGTATTCTGAGGTTTCGTGTCCTGTATTGTTTAAGTTAAAAACAGTCTTACGTTTAGGTGCTATGCCTAGATAGTTCTCTAGTTCTTGGTATCCACCTACGTGTACCTGCTGCTCTCTTTGGTCAACTATCTGAGGCACAGTATATGCCTCAGGGAAATAAGACCATAGCTCGTGTTTGTTGTTTACCACTACTGCAGTATACGTAAGTCCATGTCGATTTAGCAGTTCCTTGGCTTTATCGCACCAAGGACAGTCTAATTTTGTTACAATAAAAAAGTCATTAGAATCCATTAGTGCTCCTTATAATTTACACGCGCCACTATCGCACGTCTCTTCTTGTTCAATTACTTCCTCACTTTCTGTATCAATGAAGTTTTGGTAATATGCTGTTTTAATACCAGCTAATGCTTGTCTGACAAACCAATTAATAGTCTCTATTAAAGGTATTTTCTTGTTGTCATACTTAGTAAAGTCTGTGTAATAGTCACAAGAAATAGCTTGGTCTGTGTAGTTCTGGAAAGCTTGGTAGTATGGAATCATGTCCACGTCCCATGCTTTTAAGTGTGTGCCTTCAACGAAATGTTTGGAGATAAACTGTACTTTTCCACGTCTAGCGCTCTTATAGATTACTCGCTGTCTGCTAGGGTAAATACCGTTTGTAGCATTACTAAATACAGAGCTTGATTCTGTAGGCATAAGCGCTACTAGAACTGAATGACCTCTAGGCTTACCGCGTCTAAGTTCCCAATCCATAGTAGGGAATCTATAACCGTGCATAGTATCGATAGGTAGCCAATTTAAGTCTACGCCTTCTACAGGAGGACAAGTACCGTCTTCAACCATATCCTGACTAGCTTTAAGTAGGGAGTAGTAGTGAAGTTCCGCTAGGCTCTCAACAAAATCTAAAGATTCTTTAGATCCGTCGTAGTCTAAACCTTCTTGGTATAGTCTAGAAGCTAATCCTGTAACTCCAATACCTACAGAACGTCTACGTAATAGATTATGCTTAACGGAGTCTGTAAGTGCACACTCAGAAGCTTTAACCATCATTGCCTCTACTGTACGTAGTGCAATGTCAGCCATTTCAAAATACTCTTCATTAGAGATTTTTGCTACGTTTAGAGCTGCTAGTGAGCAATATGCAATTTCACCTTCAGATACGTAATTTCTGTAGATGTCGTGCATGTCCACAAAGCCTTTAGTAGGAAGCGCGATTTCAAGGCATAAATTGGATTGGGTAATCGTATCCATAAAAGGTGTATGTTCATTAGCACGGCTCAGGTTTATGCAGTATACTCTACCAGTCTCCCAACGTGCCTGTATAAAAGCAATAAGAACTTTTAAAGCTTTTACTTTAATATGCTTCTTACCGTCTAGTAATGCGTCTTGTACAAAGTCCATGTAATCTTCCCTATGGAAGGCTTCATGTACCTCAGGGGCTTCCTCTATCGAGAATAAATACCAGTCGTCGTTGTTTATAACTGCTCTAACAAAATCGTCGTTGTAAGCAAAGCTATAATCTATTTTATCAATACGTTGTGATAAGTCTATACGCTGGGTTTTCCAAAGTAGCATTGACTCAATATCTGGGTCAATACACTTCAAAGTCATTGTAGCTGAACCACCACGAGCTAGCTGAGTGAACTTTTTAACAGAAGCTTCAATTGATTTGTAAAGAGGTGCTTTACCTAAATGAGCTATGCGGCCTTCTTTAACGGGGTCTCCCTTGGAGCGAGTATTAAGTGTAATACCAATTCCAGCTTTCTTAGAAGTCATTTTAGAAGCTAAGTGTTCTGCTACTTCTAATGAGTCTACAGTATCATTTGCTTCAATTACTGAGCATGAAATAGTATCAAAGTTACCATCCCTACATCCGGTGTTAACTGGCGTCGGAAGATTTAGCTTAGATAACATTACAGCCTTGGCGGTTCTATAAGCTAAGTCAGTTACTCCGTGCAAGGATATTGCAATACCTAATACTGCTTGAGCAGGAGTCTCTATAGCTTCTTCGTTTTCTTTGATAGCGTATTTATCAATGAACTGTTTTACAGTTGGGAACTCTAAGTCTAGAGCTTCAAGCTCCGTGTACCATTCATTTATAAGTTCTCTTTTCTCGAAAAGAGCTACGTCGTCTACCCAATGTTTCCAATAGCCTAAGTCCGACATTATTTCCATAAAATCATAGAAATCTATAGCTTCTGGATGCATAATGCCTAGAGTATTAGACTGTGTTTTATAGATATTAGCTCTTTCCACCTCAGCCGCTATTCTACTCCACTCTACTTGCTCTTTGTCTAGACATACTTGAATTATTGTATCGTTTATGTCTGTGGTAGATACTCCATCTATTAGACGAGGTATTACTTTACTAAGTAACTCGTACTCTTTTTCTACTTGGTCTTCAGAGTTACGAATAACATAAGTAACCCATTTTCTTAATTTAGCGTGATTAAAAGGCTCTTTAGAACCGTTTCGTTTTGTCACTAACAATAGTTTTTTCTCCTCTTATTATTTATGAAAATTCTATACAAAATTATGTATTTATGCAAGAGATTTTTAGCCTAAAAAACCCTCCGAAGAGGGTTTGATTATAACTTCTCGTGTTCAAATAACTCTCCTAGAAGAGAGGATTCTTTGCTTCTCACGCAGTAAGACCAATCAGGGAAGTCAATATGTATAATAGGTAAATTATCGTAACGGCCTATAAAATCTGTAAGTACAGTTAGCCCACTAGTAGCCCTCATTGACGTCTGTCTAACATCACCATTGATAACAATCTTAGAGTCCCATCCGGTTCTAAGTAGTAGTGTTTTTAACACACTCCATTCGATATCTTCAGCTTCATCTATTATAACAAAGGCGTTATTGAATGTCAAGCCTTTTATATGCTCTAGAGGTAAAAGTTCTATCCTCTCTTGCTCTAGTAACCTTTCGTATCTATGTTTTCCAATGCGTTCTTTAATTGCGTTAGAGACCGGTGCTGCCCACGGCTCCATCTTCTCGTTTTTTGTACCGGGAAGTAATCCAATAGACCTTGTACCTTCTATTTGATTCGGGCGCGCAATTATTATTTTTTCGATAGGCGATGAATTATCGTCCAACATATCAATAGCTATCCAAGCTGCTATTGCTGATTTACCAGAACCTGCAACACCTGTACCAACTATAATATTAAAATTCCTGATGGAATTAATATATGACTTTTGCTTATCATTCTTTGGTAAAATAGGCTTCCTTTCGTATACAGGGGAATCTCCGACAAATTTGTTCTTTCTATCTTTTTTAGACATAGTGACCTTTACTAAAAATCTCTCCGTAAACCTTATCCATGAATACTATTATACATACAACTTTCTAAAAATCAAGGGAAATATTCCAATTCACACCCGTAAATCAGACGGGTGCGCCCACCACCAATGCAAGAATTACCCTGAAAATAGAGTTACACACGCGTATTTATAATTTTAAAAAGTTGTTGACGAATAACCATAATTTTCGTATAATATGTACATTATTTTAATTGAGGAACGATAATGAAAAAGAATAGTTCATTAGGTTTTGTAAACTTATATCGAGACAGTAACAACAGGTTACGTTTAGGTGCGTACCCTAAGCCTACGTATTTGGCTGCTGTAAACTCTAGAATAGATAACCCTATATCATTGTATGTAGGCACACACGAAATCTTTACCACCGAATTAGATGCAGAGCCAGACTGCGAGTCTAACTACTGGAGAGGCATGCGTAAGGGTCAACTTATAGGATTCCTCAAAGGTGTAGTATTTACTATTGCGGTTATTAGTTTATTCTTTGCAAGCTTGTAGGTGGCGGTATGAGGTACATGAAGCTACCACCAAAGGTAGATTTTAAAAAAGTTAAGCTACCAATCGGTACTAGGATTAAGTTTACAAAAGAGCTTAGTAGCGGCCCTGATGACTATAGTCCCGGCAACCTATACGCTGAAAAAGATTCTACAGGTATAGTACACAGTCACGGTGGCTGGGAAGGCCACATGGTTAAATGGGACAAGTGGAATGCAGAGTTTGGAGCAATATACGGTGAGGAATTTGTAATTGATTATGAGTACTACAGAAAAAACAATATTAGCATTAGTGACTGGCTTAGAAAATGAATAAACTAATACAACTACTTAATGAACTTGCTACTATGTATCCGTATAATGAGAAGATACGGCAAGCCCGTACTTTGGCGGTGGCAGAAGATTCGTTCTACCGTAATAAGTTTGTGTTTTCTGGAGAGCAACTATTAGAGTATACAAAGAAAGTTCAGATTTCCGGTCTTAATTCTTTTAAGGCTAAGGTTGACCCTAGAATACATGCTGCTATTGACCAAGAAGTTAAGGGCATAGAAAGATTTGGAGAAAGCGATGTTTGATGCAAATTTAAGATTAGGCGTAGGAAACAACAAGGCGGTATTTGTTAAACCGTACAACTTAAACAGTGGATTACGAGAGATAGGATTAACCACTAAAGAAGTGTATCTGGCTATTAAGATAACAAAGCACAGTATACGTATTCTGATTGACGGGGTTTGGTTCTACCTAGAAGAAAACGAACGTAAAGACCGTGGTGCTTTAATAGTATACGAAGGTAATGCTGATTTTACAGGATTTATTGACGAAAATAGCCTAGAGATGGCTAAGGAAATATTTGGGGTAGACCAAGAACTTGACTTAGGAGATTGATATGAAACTTGAACATAATAAGGTGTATTTAGTACACGCTAGAAACAGCTATGTGGCCTTGTGGGATGAGCATGAAGAAGTGTTTATTGTGCCACGTTATAAGCTGGGGACTAGGGATACTATTTATGAGGTATACGTTGATGTTATAAAAGAACTTGATGTAGTTGTTCCAGAATGGCATGAAGCGGATGACCTTACTGAGTTCCTGCATAAATGCGCTGCGCAACACTATGATGAGTATGACCCACGTTTAGAACCTGAGATTAAATACGGTAAATAGTGGTGAAAATTAAAAAATCACTTGCAAATTTGCTGTAAAATCTATATAATAGTTTACAGAAATTGAGGGAAAAACTATTTAAGGAGATTCCCATGTAATTAACGAACTAGGAGTTTATTTAGTGTCAGACAATAAAGATTGTAAAACGTCACACTACGACTTTACGTATCATTTACGTAGAGACGATACACTAACTGGTCAGGTCGTCTTAGACCCGTACGCAGTTGCAAAAATTTGGAAGTTGGGTGAAAGAGACCCATCTGGTTGCCTTTTTCATATATTGAAGACAGTCGCGAGACTTGGACAGAAAGAAGGCAATACCCTAGAACGTGAAATACAATCAATTGAACTTACCTTACAACGTTATCGTGAGGTACGTAAGATTAATGAATTTGAAATAGATTCAGAAGAATACAACCTATAATGCAAGTGTAGCAGCCCTTACAACAATTTAGAGGGCTTACGTCTTCCGCTAGGAACTTTTGTTGTGGTTCAGAGTTGGCGTATACCTGTGTGGTGCATGTATCAGTTTAAGTTTAGCTGACAGTCTATACACAGAACAGAGCCTGGCGACCCTTACCGGTAGCCCGTTCTGGAAAGAGTATAGAGTGACTAACCAAAGGCAGAGAGGAACGGCATAATCGCACTCGCTGACCGGCGACCGGAGTACCCCGCGCAAAAAATAGTAGACTTATTAGAGGAAGTATTTTAATGACGTTACAAGTTCTTGAGGCTTGCGACTATAACGATAAAAATGAAAACGGGTTCTACCGCGTATTAGCGGTAGATACCTATTTCTGTAAACGTTTTACGGGGAGCGGTGAAAAACCTGCTAATGCCCGTAAGCGATACAAGCTAGGGTCGTTTTACGACCCAGATTGCTTGCAACAACTCTTACCGGTACTTCAAAGCCTAGAAAATGACCCTCAAAAGTTGGTTATTAGGCATAAGTATTGTAGAGCAAAACAAGGTGATAAGGTTTTTCGTCGAGTAGACGAGGTTGAACCACATCCATCGAAAATTATAGCAATAGACGTTGACGGAATCATTCGTCCAGCTCATATATCTGCTACTGACCTTATTTCGCAGGGAAATTACGTCTGTAATTTACTACATAAATGCGATCCGGAGGTCTTCCCTGACGACATGGCTTTTATTTGCCAAGCGTCTGCTAAAGCAGGTATGACTGAAAATATCCGTATTCACTTGTGGATAGAAAATGATTCTAATCTTACGCAAGGGCAACTTCGTAATTTATTTATGCAAGTTAACTCTAGATATAAGGAAATTTTTGATACTAGCGATGAGTTAGTAGACACCGCATTGTACCATGACGTACAAGCGCATTATACGGCTGCCCCAATGTTCATTGGTGTAGACGACCCTTTTATTAGAAGCCCAAGAACCGTCTATGAATATGGAGTAGTAGCTAGAATACCTGATACTATTTCATCTTACGCAAAGACTGTGCGAGCCTCGGAAGAGGAGGTCTATGAGTACCTGCAACAAATAGATGGTGGTTCAGAAGCATCAGAAGCGTTTTGGAGAAAATGGTCTGTTGTAGAAAACTGGAATATAGCCGAATCCGGCTTGCGTACTAAAATAATTTCATTATACCATGAGGCTGTTCAGGATACCTTTAACATAGACTTACTCGATTCTATGGTTAAAAAAGTCCTAGAGAAGAAACGTCCAGGTTCTGAGCAAGACTACGTAAACCAAGCCAAAGCCGCAGCTATAATAGAGATAAAAAACAACTCTGTTAGAAGCATACCTAATGAGTATGAAAAACTTCCTATATCCACTATTCAAAGTGGGTCTTTACCAAAATACTTAGACATTAATAAAGAAAAAATGCCTAGTGACGGTGTAGTATTTCTAAAGGCATCGTTGGGTACGGGTAAAACACATACTGTTGAAACTTGGTTAAGAAACGGCTATATTAAAGGAAAATTCTTAGCACTTACTGATACATCCGCGTTAGTAGAATCAAACGCTGCCAGATTCAAAGCTGGAGACTTTCGCTCGCCTCAAGCAAGGTTAGACTTCGCGACTGGATCACTGGATAGACTATCAGGAACTCTACATAGCTTAGTAAAGATTAAAGATTTCACTAGAGACTTTGACTTCTTGTTTATCGATGAAGCTGACTCGGTACTAAACAACCTATTGTTTGCTAAAATTATCGATGATGAGGTTAGGTTTCAAATTAGGGAAATTTTATTTGAATTACTCACTTATACTAAAGTGGTAGTTTTATCTGATGGGGACTTATCAGAAGAGACTGTAGCGCAATACATAGAGCTAGTTGAAGGTAACAGAGATTTTTACCGAGTAGATCACTATCGCCCAAATTTAAAAAATATACCTGCTTATCGACACCACAAAGAATCCTCTATATGGGGAGCTGTTCAAGGGTCGTTAGAGACAGGTTCTAAGGCGCTGGTCGTTACCGACCAAGGGCCCGACAAGCTTAATATAATGCAGAAAACTCTATCAAGAGCCTGCCCAACCAAAAACATAAAGGTAGCCCATGCAAATTCTAAAATGGATTCAGACGTACAGCAAATCATTAACGATACAGACGTTGCACTCGAAGGCATGCGAGTGGATGCTCTCCTATGCTCCCCTAGCGTCACTAATGGAGTTGACTTTAGCTATTTCGATGCAGTTTTCGTAATAACTAAGACTTCTAACCATACTCCAAATATGCGATTTCAGGCTTTAATGCGTGAGCGTAGTCCTAGTGAAGTTCATTACTTTTTTAGTAATATCAAAGGTTACGTAACCGGATATAAGGACTCTAAGGTAGAATCGGGATGGTTTGAAAAAGCTAGACATAGTTTTGCTCTAAGACGAGAACGAGAGTTCAGGTCTTACTTAGGTACATTTAATTATTACCTAATTAGGGCAGGATGTAAAATAGAAGCCATTACAGACCCTTATGAGCCGCCAGATGAAGCCGCAGCTAAAGAAGATTACTATATCGAAAGAGCAACAGCGTTACTAAATTCTAAAGCAGAGTCATTCATACCAAGGCACAACGATGCCTATGAGTTGAAAATGCTTTATTGTGCGTTATACGACGTAGATGAAGACAGTATCAGCTTTGACGATGCTCATGCTTTTGTTCAGTTAAAGATTGAAGAGAAGCTAGACTTCCTACACTCTATTATTCCAGTGTTCTGGGAAGAGATTAGTAAAGCATCTACTCAAAAGCTAATGGTAGCTCTTAGAGAGAAAGGTAAGCACTTTTACTTAGCGACAGGACAACAAGCTAGACCAAGCATGGCCTATGCTAAAAATGTCCTTAAAAGGTGTATGATAGAAACATTAGACGATGTAGAAGAGGTAAAAGAGTTGTATAGACGCTATTGCTTGTTCAAGGGCTACGAGAATCCACTTAACAAAGAGGAAAAAGCCTGTGAAATCGTTTGATGACTTAGCTAACCCACATAAAGCACGCCCGCCTAGAAAGCGTAGGCGTGCTCCAACCAAAAACCCTAACCAACCAAAACTTAAAGAGGTAGACAAAACCAGATGTCAAGTAGTACCCCTTGTGGTACGATTATTTCCAGAGTTATTAGAGCATAGCTTTAGAATAGATAACTTCAACCCTCACAACACATATATTCAGATACTCTCAGAAGCAGGAAAATTAAGAAAAGAATTGCTAAATCTCTTATAATCTAATATAATATACGTATATTAAGAAATGAGGAAAGATTATGAAATTCGATAGAGTTAAGTTTGTAGAAGATGCAAAACAAGGCGCTATGGTAGTAACATTTCAGAAAGTTGACAAATCTATCCGCAAGATGGTTTGTACCTTGCAACCAGAAATCGTAAATCCTACACTTAAAGGCGGAATGCGTAACACACGTCCGGAGGACGTTACGCCTGTTTACGACCTTGAAGCAAAAGGTTGGCGTTCTTTTAGAAACGATAGTGTAATGTCAGTAGAGGAGCTATAATTATGGCTAGAGCTAAACTTGATGTAACTCCAGAACAAATGGAGAGTGTAATCGCTTATTTGGAAACAGATAAAGCGACTAAAAAAGCTGCCTGTGAGATGCTTGGCATTGCGTATAATACTAAGCGTCTAGGTACGCTTATCGAAGATTATCAGCAAGGTCTAGAAAGAGACAAGCGACTTCGCGCTAAGAAGCGTAAAGAACCTGTTACAAAAGCCGAAGTAGTAAATATCATCACAGATTATTTGTCTGGTGATTCTTTAGCTGAACTATCAGATAACTACTACCGTAGCACAGCTATTCTTAAATACCATCTAGAAAAGCACGGTGCTCTTCTTAGAACTAACGAGCGTGTAAACGAGCTTAACCCGCCTTTGTTACCTGATGAATGTATGGCGGATTCTTTTGAAAACGGACAATACGTATGGGTAGCCAAGTATGGCTCGATTGGTATCGTTAAGGCGAAATTTAAAAATGCGTATCGTGTCAAAGTAATCAACGAGTCTATGAACCAGTATTGTTATCAACCTCCAGAAGAGCTTGGGTCGCTTGAGCATCTGATAGAGCTTGGGGTGGATGTTAAAGGACTTATCAAGTCTGCAATGTCCGATGACGATATTTTGATAAAAGTTAACGAGGGTGTAAAAAATGCCAACAAACGAACTAAGTAATTTTGTGATGCCGTATACTATGGCATCGCAGCAAGAATTAACCGACCTAACTAAGCGCGAGCTTGAAGCTAGTAAATAGATCATAGATAAACTAACTAGGATTATAGAATATATTATGACTAAACAAACCGATGAAAACTTTGCAACGTGTGCAGACGCAGTACGAAAAGAGAATACTGCGCTGAAAAAGCGTATTGCTGAAATAAAACAACTAATGGAGAACGACTTAGTCGTTGTTACACGTAAAAAAGATTTTCAGATTAAAGAGCTCCAAAGTAAACTTGAGCAAACTGTCTCTGAAAAAGAAATGATAGTTAATGAAACCAAGTGTATGGTTAATAAGCTTGAGAAGCGATGTGAAGACTATGAGAAGAAAGAGCAATGCGTGAAACAGTACGTAACTGATATTGAGTCAAAACTGTTTAAGGCTAATAGTACCATCAAGGATATAACCCAGGATCTTGATAAGAAGCAAGAAATAATCAATGAACAACAAAAAGAGCTAGAGACAGCTAGTATAGAACTACGTCATTATCGCTTTAAGGATGAAGTCAACCAACTACTGTCTGATGTAGCTACGGGGTTAGATAGTGAGATTAAGAGCTTAATGGAAGAGTACGGTGTCGAAACCTCTGGCTTCTCCGTAAAATTTGTAGTAGAAGAAGAGTATGAAGATGAGTAATATTACCACAGCAGAAGCAGCTAGCTCTGGTAAGCTAGACACACGAGTAGACGCGTTAGGGTTTAGTAAGTCAGAAATTCATTAAATTTCTTGACCAAAAGCCCAAATCATAATATAATACCTTTTCAATAATAAAAGAAGGAAATAAAAAATGTCTGACTGGACACCTGAATCAAAAGATGAACTAATTGCGCAATACGTAACGGAAATTGAAAAATTTCCAGAAGAAGAGCGCGGCGACCACAGTGCGGGTATCGTAAAGAGCTTATCAGAGCAGTTTGATAAGACCGTTAACGGTGTGCGTATTATTTTATCGAAAGCTGACGTTTACGTCAAGAAAACTCCAACCGCTAAAGCAGCTAAATCTGCTGACGGCTCAACTGGCGCTAAGCGTGTTAATAAAGCACAAGCAATTGAAGAACTAAAAACTGCGATTGCAACTATCGACGAAGACCTAATCGACGAAGATATCGTGACTAAACTAACAGGTAAAGCTGCGCAGTACTTCACAAGCGTTCTAACACAAGCAACAGCACTAAAGGGGTAATAATATGGATGCAAAAACTTTTGAGCGTAACGCACAAGGCGACTTCTACCTGTATTACCGAAAAAGTGGTAGCAATCAAATTACCTACCTTACGGGGACTCGTGACTTACACGAGTCTTCCTACATAGAAAAGGAATTACCTGATAATGCCAGACGTAAAAACTCCGATGGTAGTTATCATATAGTAGCCAATGAGGATGGTAGTGTAAATGTGCTGAATAACAACAGAGTTGCGGTGTGGAGTTGGAACTCATACAAGTTACGATTCTTACCACTATCTAGAATTGTTAAGATTGTACCCCTGAGTTCTGTACTAGGGAATAGCAATGCTGGAAGGTCACGTAGATAAACTAGAAGTCGAACTATTCAAAAACGACGAAAAAGGAATCTTATACAAGCTGTCAGTAACCGAGTTCAGAGGTAAGTCTTATCTTTCAGTTCGGGAATGGTATTTAGATTTTGAAGGAGTTTACGCTCCAACAAAGAACGGATTTACAGTCCCGTATACTCTAGATACCACACTGGCTCTGTTTGAAGCCTTGGTAGATCTTCTGTCTAAAGCAGAAGTGTTAGAAACTTTACTAGAGAAACGAAATGAAAGAACTACTTAAAACTGCTTCTGAAGCCTACTACGATGGAAACCCAATCCTTACTAATGAGCAATACGACACATTAGAACGTATGTACGGCCAAACTATCTCTGGTAACGGAGACACACCTCACGCATTTAGAATGTACTCACTTCAAAAGTGCTACGACATGCAGGATGCCCCACTAAGCATCGAAAGATGTACCGAGACTCCCAAGCTAGACGGAGCTGCTATCTCAATATTATACGTCCAAGGAAATTATACATTGTCTCTTACTAGAGGCGATGGATTTAAAGGGCGCGATATAACAGATAAAATCCGACAGCTTGTTCCACATAAGATCGAAACCGACAAGGATTTAGTACAAATTACTGGAGAAGTAGTTTGTAGCCACACTATGCCTAATGCACGGAATTACGTATCTGGAGCTTTAAACCTTAAAGACTTCGACGAGTACTCTAGCAAGGTTGTAGAAGGATCTATTGAATTTGTTGCCTACTCTGTACAAACCTCGGAATCTTCTATTGGTATTACTACCTCATATCCGGATGACATGAAGTTATTATACCGAAACGGATTTTTGCCTGTAACTGAACTACAGATAGAAGATGGTTTAGCCTCTGCTTATGGAACAGCAAGCTTTCTAACAGACGGAATTGTGTACAGACTATCTAGTAACGCTCAATTCAAAGCGCATGGCTTTACCTCTAAGTTTCCAAAAGGAGCTTTTGCTTTCAAGGAGAATGCTGAGGCTGTGGAGACTACTCTTTTAGACGTAGTTTGGCAGACTGGAAAAAGCGGCAAGGTTTCTCCAGTGGCGATTCTAGAACCTGTTATGGTAGGGGATGCGAAAGTATCTCGCGCTACTCTTAACAATATAGAATTTATAAAGGCGCTAGACTTAGAAATAGGATGCAAGGTAGGCATTGTTCGCAGCGGTGAGATTATACCTTGTGTAGTTTCCCGTATTGATTAGAGTACACGGTGATATAAATCAAAAAATCACTTGTAATTTTTGACAAACGTGTATATAATACTTTCATGGTTTGGGGGAGATAAGAACTTCTCCGTAAACCTAGGAAGTTCTCTCCCAGACCTGACCAAGGAATAACTATGGAAATTTTAGTACCAACAGAATGTCCCTCCTGCGGAAGTGAGCTAGAGACAGTAAACAGTCAATTGTTCTGTCGAAACTCTAAATCATGTCCTGCACAATCTACTAAGCGCGTACAGCACTTTTGTAAGATTTTAAAAATCAAGGGATTCGGAGAGGTCACTGTTAATAAACTAGAGATTTCTCATATTAACGAGCTATTAACTCTTACGGAAGAGTTTTGTAAAACAAAAGGGATAGGGGATAAAACCTCAAGCAACTTAGTAGCTCAGATTCAAGACCGACTTAATAAAAAAATCTACGTATCAGATTTTATCTCAGGAATGTCAATACCTTTAGTAGGTACTTCACTAGCCAAGAAGCTAGGCTCAATTAAAATAGACGACCTGACGTATGAAGCTATACGCGAAGTAGGTGGTGGCGATAAAGCTGCAAACAACTTAATGGCTTGGATCGAAACAGACTGGATTCCAGAATTACAAACCGAATGGAATCAGTATTTAGTAACAGAAAAACCAGTCAGTAATACTATACAGCAAAAAGGTGTAGTGTGTATTACAGGCAAACTAAACGACTTTCCTAATCGAAATGCCGCAGCAACACATTTAGCGTCACTCGGTTGGGAAGTAAAATCATCAGTAACCAAAACAACACAATACTTAGTCTGCGAAGATGATTCAAAGACAGGTTCAAGCTCTTACAAAAAAGCAGAGAAACTTGGACTACCTATTGTGACAATCAAAGAATTAGAGGATAATTATTAATATGGCAAAATTTAGCTGGAATGAAGATAACACTGCGCAACTAGTAGACATGGTAGGCGCTCCTGACGAGACAATTACTCAAGCGCAACTAATCGAAGTAGCAGAACAACTTGGAACATCAGCACGTTCTGTAGGTTCTAAACTTCGTAAAATGGACTACAGCGTACAGAAAGCTAGCGAAGCTCGTAGCTCAGCATGGTCTGAAGCAGAAGAAGCAGAATTAGTAGCATTCTTAGACGCGAACAGCGGTGATTACACTTACGGCGAAATCAGCTCTGCTATCCTAGGCGGGAAGTTCTCTCCTAAACAAGTACAAGGTAAAGTACTTAGCCTAGAAAAAACATCTGACGTAAAGCCAACTGAAAAAGTTGCTCCACCACGTAAATATACTGAAGAGCAAGAAGCTAAGTTTGTAGAGATGGCTCAAGCCGGTGAAAGCCTTGAAGCAATTGCAGAAGCGTTAGGTGTAAGCCTTAACTCTGCTCGCGGTAAAGCTCTAGCGCTAACTAAGTCTCATAATATCGAGATGCCTAAGCAAGCGAAAAGCAACGCACAAGCTCGCGTAGACGTATTTGAAGGCGTTGACGTTGAAACAATGACAGTAGAACAACTAGTAGAAGCTACTGGACGTACTGCTCGCGGTATTCGTTCTACACTATCTCGTCGTGGCTTAACATGCGTAGACTACGATGGTGCTGCAAAGCGTAAGAAGTTAGACGAAGCATCTGCTGAGTAATATTTAGTACTACCTAAGAGGGAGTGAGTGAGTTACTCACTCCCTTTTTTCTTATAGGGGCAATAATGATAAATACTGAAGGCTTAGTCCTTAAATTGCTGATGCACAGTAAAGAGTCAGAACAAGCATTATTAGCCTTCTCAAGAATAAAAGAAAAGCACTTCTCAGAATCCTTCAAACCCGTATTTACTGCTATTAAAGATTTCTACCACGAGTTCAACACTCTGCCATCTAGTAACGACATTTCTATTTATAGAGGAAGGTCGGCTAGGGTTCAAGTAGTTCTAAAGTCTATTCAGAATTTAGATATTACTAACCTAGACTTGGATGTAGCGGTGGAAGCTTTATTAGATAACCACTCCCAAGAGGTTGCACTAGATTTAATAACCGACTTTGTAGACAACGTATCTCTCCTTTCTAGGAACGAAATGTTGGATACTTTGGCAAGACTACCTATCTACTTTGAACAAGAGATTGAGTCTCCAGAGAAAGTATTAACTGCGCATGAACTAACAGCGTTCAAACCTAAAGAAGACATTCTTAAAGACGCAGTTCTACTTGGGTTATCTAATACGTGGGACAGTAAAATAACGTGTCAAATAGAAGACCTAATACTGTTAGGGGGAAGAAGAGGATCCGGTAAAAGTATTGTATGCTCCAATATTGTAGCAAATCAAATGGAGCAAGGAAACGTTGGTGTCTATTTCACAATAGAAATGACTGGACAGGAGACATTCCAGAGGATACTTTCTATAGTTACTGGTGTTAACTATGGGAATATAAAAGCTGGTGAATTTAGTGTTGAAGAGCAAAAGGCTATCGCAGAATGGCTGGCTAGTCAATACGAAGAGTCAGAAGATATTTTAGATGAATTTTTAAAGTCTGACGACCCTGACCCTTACTTATTCGAAAAACAACTAAAATCAACTTGCACACCTATTAAGGACAGTAAGTTAGTTGTTATAGATGACAGGGAACTTTCACTAGCATCAATCGATGTTCAGCTATCAAAACTAAAAGCCAAGTATGGCGATAGGTTCAAGGTTGCCGTAATAGATTACGTTAACCAAGTGGTTTGGGATGGTCACGAATCTGAAATGTATGATTGGAAGATACAGACTATTATAGCTAAGCAACTTAAAAACTTAGCTAGGAAATATGGAATACTAATTGTTTCACCTTACCAGATAGACTCTACCGGAGAAGCTAGACTTTCTAAAGGTATACTAGATGCTTGCGATACAGCACAGCTACTCGAACCAGATAAGGAAACCAGCACAATTACATTCATACCGTCAAAAGTTAGAAGCAGTTCTGACGAAGTTACATCGACGGTAGCAATAGCATGGAATTGTCTAAAGATACATCCTAAAGAAGTCAATATAGACGACTTGAGACCAGAAGAAGAAAGTAAAGAAAATACTTTCCCATCTGGCGCAGGAGAGTTAGTGTAATGTCTAGAGTTGAAGAGATTTTAGATAGAAAGAAAATTCACTACGTTCCTAAGGGTAAAGATGTATTAGTTAAGTGCTTCAACCCAGAGCACGAAGATACGCATCCTTCATTACGTATAGACCGGGAAACTGGTCTATACCACTGTTTAAGTTGTGGTTATAGAGGAAACATACTTACTCAATTACGAGATCCTACCCCAGCGTACACCGCAAAAGTAGCAAAAATAAAACAGTCAATTTCTAAGCTTCGCGCCCACCGCGTAGTTTCGTATCCTGCCGATATGCATTCACCTATTACGTATGAGTATCGGGGAATTGGTATAGATACGCTAGAGAAATTTGGTGCGTTTAAATCGGAAGAGATGTTTCCAGATAGGATAGTAATACCTATCTCAGACTATAACGAAAACCTAGTGTGTATGATTGGTAGATATGAAAACACTGACATATCTCCTAAATACCTAATGAAGCCCAAAGACGTTCAAACTCCTTTGTTTCCGTCACCTATTAAATGTGACCTATCCTCAGGCGTTTTGATACTAGTGGAAGGTTTATTCGACGTAATTAACTTACACGACAAATCTCTTACTAACGTCGCGGCAACGCTAGGAACAAAACAATTGACAGCCAAGAACATATTTGATAAACTATTACCATATATGTCGAGTGGCGTCTCGAAAATAGTAATCGTATTTGACCCTGATAAATCAGGAATCGAATCCGCAGATAAACTAAAAAAGCTAATAGACTACAATACGGACTTAGTATGCGAGGTTTACAAGTTACCTGGCTCTAAAGACCCCGGTAGCCTAACTTATGACGAGGTTCAGACTCTTAAGTCTAGAATCATGTAGCACACTAACTCAGTGTATAAACTAAGGAATTATATGAAAATAGCAATCATCCAAAAATGCCCATCCAAGACTGAATACCAGAAACTGTTCATGTTACAGAATCACGAGGTAGAAGTCTACAACCTATCAAGTACTAAGGTTTCTCGGCTACTTAAACGAGATATAGACCTTACAGACTTCGACCCAACTAAATTCGACTACGTAATCCTCGTAGGTTCTGAAGCTCTAAAAAACTATACAAAACAAACATCAGTAACCGATTATACCGGAAAACAAGTTGAAGGTAAATGCGGTTATCCTAATTTCATTGCTAGTATATCACCAGCGATGTTAGCATTTAAACCAGAAAACAAGCCTGTGTTTGACTTAACTGTAAAAGCTATCCATAATATATTTGGTGGCGTTGAAGAAGACATGGCAAATAAAAACTACGAGTTCTACAGAGAGACTGAAGATATTAAGAAGTTTCTTAGAAGAGCTGAAGCCCACGGAACTGACGTAGTAGCGCTCGACTCCGAAACCAGTGCATTAGAACCTAGAGAAGGGTACATGCTCGGTATCTCTGTAACATACGAGCTTCACCAAGGAGCTTACCTAGACTCGGATGGACTAGACCAAGAATGTGTTGATATTCTACAAAAAATTATCGATACTAAGGACGTAGTATTCCACAATGCTAAGTTCGATATGAAGTGGTTTCTTTACCATTTAGGCGTAAGGTTTGACCACAGAGAAGGTCACGTACACGATACAATGATTCTTCACTATCTGTTAGACGAGCGACAAGGTACTCACGGACTGAAATCTTTGGCACTTAAATACACAGACTTAGGGGCATACGATGATGAACTTGACGAGTGGAAGAAAGATTACATAAAACAGTATTCTATTGACCCAGACACATTCTCGTATGACCTAATACCTTGGGACATAATCAAGGTGTATGCAGCAAAAGATACAGATGCTACATTCCAACTGTTCCGTAAGTTCTACCCTATTCTTATTAAGAACAACAAATTAAAATACTGTTACGAAGAGCTACAACTACCAGCACTTCACTTCTTAACTAGAATGGAAGACCGTGGAGTTCCGGTATCTGCTAACAGACTTCTAGAAGCTAATAACTACCTAGACAGTCAGCTATCAGCTTACCGTAAGCAGCTATGGGAAGTAGAAGAAGTAATAGAGCTAGAGCAAGAGCAAGGAGCAGTGTTTAATCCTAACTCTGTTCAGCAAATTAGAAAGCTACTGTTTGATAAAGTAGGCTTAAAACCGACAGGTAAATTGACAGGCACAGGTGCAATCTCAGTAGACAAAGAGGTGCTAGACACTCTAGCTGCTCAGCATAAAGTACCAAAGCTTATTAAGAATATCAGAACGCATTTAAAACTTAAATCAACCTACATATCTAAGCTAATACCGTGTATTAATTCAGATAGTAGAGTACGAACAGGGTTTCACCAAACCACGACCACTTCGGGTCGATTGTCCTCATCAGGTCGATTTAACATGCAGCAGCTCCCAAGAGATAATCCTATTATCAAAGGTTGTGTAGTTCCTCCTGAAGGTTATAAAATAGTAGCCTTGGACTTAACCACCGCAGAAATTTATTTTGCGGCTGTCTTATCGGAAGATAAGGCAATGCAGCAAGTATTTATCAACATGAAGAAAGACCCTGATAAATACCCTGATTTTCATAGCAACATAGCACATATGGTGTTTAACTTACCATGCGAACCTAAAGATGTAAAAGAGTTATATCCTGCGCTAAGACAGGCAGCAAAAGCCATTAGCTTCGGCATTTTATACGGGTCAGGCCCAGCTAAGGTAGCAGAAGCGGTTAACCTAGCGTTCCTAGAGAATGACCAACCTGCAACTTGTACTGTAGAAGATGCTAAAGGATATATCCAAGACTACTTCCGCAGATTCAAGCAGCTTAAACGTTGGATTGATGAATGTCATAACCAAATCAAAGAGCATGGTTTCATCTATAACCACTTTGGTAGAAAGCGCAGACTACGCAATATTAACTCTAAAGACAGAGGTATTGCTTCTGGTGAAGTTCGTTCAGGATTTAACGCAATCATCCAGTCTATCTCTAGTGATTCATTGCTACTAGGTGCGATTGATGCTGATAAGGAAATCATAGAAAAAGGATTCCCTGCTGAAATCTTCGCTCTAGTACATGACTCCATCGTGGCAATTGTTAGAGAAGACAAAGTAGAAGAGTACATCGAGCTAGTAACTAGAAATGTACAAAAAGACCGTGGATGTTCAATCCCTGATTGTCCTGTTGGTCTAGAGGCGGACTCAGAGCCAGGTGGTTCTAGAGACTATTCTTGTGGTAAATTAGAAGCTAAGTATCCAGACTTAGCTAAGGTAGCATAATGAGAAAATTACTTAAAGTTTTTGGAGCTGAGGGAAGCTCTGATGATAGTAGCTTTGTAACCTATCTATACAAGCTGGTTCTGCATAGAACCGGCCCTACTTCCCCACAGTCTGAGATCCCTATATACTTGGACAACAACAAAGTAGGTACTGTATTACTACCTAATGTGACAGATGGTACTTTATATCTAGCTTGTGACTTGACTATATCAGAAGAGTTGCTAAAGTTCTTAGTACCTTCGTTAACATTAGCTAATTCTGGTTACGTTCATGTAGAGTTGAGAGTAAAAGAGGTGTTTGATGTTTCTGGAGTGCCAATTCCCGATCTACGAAATTAGGAAGTACGTAGATAAATTCGAGGAAGGTAACTACATTGTTATTCAAACTAACAGAACTAGATGGGTGCTTGACTATAAGTACAAAACCGACGACGATTATGCTATACGCAGAATGAAGTTAAAAACCGACCCACTTTGTCCGTACAAAGTGTATCCGCTATATAAGATGCACAGGACAATAGGGCAGGTAATTCGTTCTAAGCATAGAGAGTTTATAGATAGCACAGGTCGTATGATTTTATATAAGCCTGCTAAGTTCTATAATATTAAAATAGCCAAGATAAGAGCGTCTTGGCTAACTCAAACAGGGCATCGAGCGTATAAGGTTTTAGAAACTAATAGAACATTTGTATCTATTGACGGTCAGTACACCCATATAGCCTATGTTGAAGTAGGTAGGCGTACCTTTTTAATTGATTTAATAACTTCCAAGGAGCTTCCAGAGTTCAAAACAGTTAGAACAAAAATATGAGAAAAAAGGCAGTAATATCTAACAAGATATATTTGAACTGTTCTAAAGGTTCGGACTTACAGCACAAGCTAGAGTCCGAACTAACTTATGAAATAAATCAACAACCTATCTCAGAGTTCCCTTTGGTTATTAGACACCTTACTAGGATATCTGATATGGTTGTTTCATTCCCCGCAGGTAGAGTAGACCTAATACCAGATGATTACGAAATTGTAGACAAACGTAGTTATGAAGAAGCTGAAATACCAGAGCCTAGTTTTACGCTAAGAGAGAATCAAGCAGAAGCTAATGATTATTTCAGCGATGGTATGTCTGGTATTATCAACTGTAAACCGGGTTAGTGTAACCTTAGCTCGGTATAAACTCTTCTAATTGCTGGAACGTCCTTAGAGCTTTTTAACTACAGCGTAACTGGAAACGGTAAGCGCGAATGTTTGAAAATAAAAAGATTGGATAATCAGCAGCTAAGACCCTAAAATGGGTAAAGTTCAGAGACTATCCCTATATGGGAGTAGGCTTCAACGGAAGTCGAAATGGAGAGTAATATCATTAAGATATTAAAGATATAGTCCGATCTTTATCGAAAGATAAAGAGCGTCAGGTAACGGTCTGACGCGTAACATAAATGTGGGGTAAGTCCATATGTGCTATGGGCTTAATAGCTAAGTACCAATTAAAGACCTTAATAGTAACTACTACCACAGTTATACGTGATATGTGGGTTAAGGAAATAAAACAGCACTTTGGTATAGAGCCTTGTGTTATTGGAGGTGGGAAGGTTATAAATCCCGAATCTCCAATAGCCGTAGGTAATATACAAACAGTAGAGAAGATTATCCAAAAGGAAAGCGGTACGTATGGAATGCTGATAATCGACGAGTGCCACCATTGTTCTGCCAATACATTTACCAAAGTTCTGAACGTATCTAGAGCATCTATAAAAATAGGTCTTAGTGGTACATTGACCAGACGAGACGGTAAACACGTACTGTTTAACGACTTCTTTGGTTCCAAGAGGTTTGTTGGTAAAGATGAAAACCGTATGAAGCCTACTGTGTGGGTTTATAGGTCAGCAGTACAAATTCCATCCAACTCTATGATTCCGTGGGCACGCCGCGCCAACGCAGTTATGGAAGACCCACGACATTTAAGTGATGTTATTTTTATAACTAAAATATTGGAGCAGCTAGGGCACAGAGTTTTGGTGGTTGCAGATAGGGTAGAGTTTTTAGAAAAAGCTCACAAGGCATTACCTTATAGCTTAATAATAGCTAAGAACATGGCCGCTACCGCCGAAGAGCGGGAGATAGTCATGAATGCTGTTAAACAAGGAAAAGCATTATCATTGTGTGCAACACAATCTATTTTCTCCGAAGGTGTGTCACTTAACGAACTATCTGCATTAGTTGCAGGGTCTTTAATCAGCTCTGAAGAGTTACTTGAGCAGCTTATTGGTAGGGTTCAAAGACCTGCTAATAATAAGCTACCTCCTATAGTAGTAGATATAAGACTAGAGGGTGAAACAGCTAGAAGACAGTTCTATAACAGGAAAGCTCTGTATACAAGAGAGGGCTGGGAAGTTAAAGAAATAAGCAGGGCGGCAATGCTGGACTTGGTGAAACAACATGAGCAAACAATTAGCTAGCACTACACTTAACCTCATACTTGCAGAGGTTTCTAAAGACTTAGTAGACCCTAGCATGGGAGACCATAAGAAGTATTGGCAAATACTATCTACAGGTATAGAGAAGTTTATACAGAAAATGGCCTCCTGTGAACATAGCAATACCGTAACCAAGTTGAGCAACGGTGGCTTGTCTGGGTCAGGTAAGAAAATAATAAGCAAAATAACTCACTGCGAAGATTGTGGTAGAGTTTTAAGCACAGAAGTATTTGGAAAGGCTAATAATCTAGATACCCTGTAGTGCAAATAAAATTAAAATATTTCTTGACATTTCGATCTATTATGTATATAATGACTTTTCAAATTGAGGGATTAAACAAAATGACATACTTCGATTATGAATACTGTTACATATTAGGTGCAGGAATGCCTAAGAAAATACTGCGAGCTTTCGAGCTAACAAAAAACAGACGTGGCAACGATTTCCTAATAAATGAAGAGGGCTTACTTAAATCTAAAGCTTCTGCCTTACATAAGGCTCAATACTTAGGACTTGCTGCGTTACGTAACTATGATGACTACGCAGAGTCTCAAAGAAAAACACTCAGTAGAGGGCTTATCCCAAACTGGATTAAACTAGGGGAGTTAGAAACCAACCCCCTGATTACTATAACAGAAACAGAAATTATTTTAAATAAGGAATAAATACATATGCTATCATTTGACGATTTACAAGGCGAAGCTAAAAAAGGCTCTAAAGTTAATTACATGAAACTACAAGACGGCACTAACCGTTTCCGTATTGTTGGTGACATTCTACCAGGTTACTTTTACTGGGTGAAAGGAGCAACTGGCGACGACCGCTCATTTGAATGCTTGCAGTTTGATCGTAACACAGAGAAGTTTAATTCTAGCTTACCAGACCCTGTTAAAGAGCTTAACCTACAGGATGGTAAAGGTAACGACTTACGTTGCGGTTGGGGATACCGTTGCCAAGTAATAAACGAAGCAACAGGCAACCTAGAGGTACTAACTCTTAAGAAAGGTATGCTACAAGATATCATCAAGTTTGCTAAAAAGCAAAAAATCAACCCAACTAGCTACGAGAAAGGTTGCTGGATTACAGTAGAGCGTAAGAAAACTGGCCCGAAAGTGTTCAACGTAGCTTACGATGTAGACCCATTCAGCTTTGTATCTGAGCCTCTATTAGAGGAGCACATGGAAAAGGTTAAAGACCTTAAACCAATGGCTGAAATTTTCCCACGTGAGACAGCAGAAGAACAACGTGCTCGTCTTAAAGTTCACCTAGAAGGTGCTCCGGCGGAAAACTCAGAGTCTGAAGAAGAAGCGACAGCAGAAGCAATGAACGAACTAGAAGACTAATTAGTTCGAAGAGGGTGGCGAAAGTCACCCTTCTTTTAAGGAATTACATGGATCATATTTTCGTAGCAGACATTCACATAAAGTTAGGACAAAAGAATGTACCTAGTGAATGGCAGCGCAATCGAGTAATGCTACTAGCAAAAGAGTTAAATGAATACAAAGATAAAACATTGGTAATTGGTGGAGACTTGCTTGATGTAGCTAAGCCTACTATGCCAGAAGTGTGTTTGATGTATGACTTCCTTAGAGCGCTAGAGCACGAAGAAATAATTTTAATACCTGGAAACCATGAAATGCTTACTAAGAAAAAGGATTGCTTTGAAGTTTGCGACCAAATATTTAAAGACCTTAATATAACATTAGTTAGAGATTTCCAGACGATAAACAATGTAGACTACATCCCGTATAACATACTATTATCAGATAGTTGGAGCACTCCAAAGTCTACACTAGCAGTAACCCACGTACGCGGGGAAATCCCACCACACGTTAAACCAGAAGTAGAGCTTTCCAAGTTCTCCCACTATGAAAAAGTATTCTGCGGAGATTTACACTCTCGTAAAAACTCCCAGTTAAATCTTATATATCCAGGTAGCCCATACACTACTAGCTTTCATAGAAGTGTATCAAAGGGAGCAAATGGTATTGTATTATTTGATTCTAATACCGGAGAGCATGAGTGGAAAGAGCTAAACCTACCACAACTATTAAGACTTACTATTACCGACCCTGAAGAAGCAATACCTGGCGAGTATCACCACACTCTTTATGAGATTGAGGGTAACTTAGCCGACCTATCTAAAGTTAAGAATAACGAACTATTAGATAAGAAAGTAGCAAAAGATATTGTAACTCCTCCAACTCTAGAGCTAACAGGTGACATATCCGACGAGCTTCAAACATATCTTAAAGGAGTTAAGGATATTAAGGGAGAAGGTATGTCAAGACTTCTTACTATATTTAAAGAAGCACTACAAGGAGTAGACGACGTATGATTACGATAAAAAAGCTAAAATTTAGCAATATGTTCTCCTATGGTGAGAATAATGAGATTATCCTAAACAACTCTAACGTGCTTCAACTTGTAGGTAAGAACGGTGCAGGTAAAAGTTCAATACCGACAATACTTGAAGAGCTTCTGTATAATAAAAACTCTAGAGGCACTAAAAAGGCAGATATAAAAAACCGATACACGGACGCTAACTATTACTCAGGTACAGTTGAGTTTGACGTAGACGGTGACGAATATATACTAGAGAAAGTAGTAAAGAGCAGCACAAAACTTACGCTAACTAAAAACGGGGAAGATATATCAGGACACACCCCTACTCAGACTTACAAAAAGTTAGAAACGGAAATTCTAAAACTAGATTTCAACACATTTAGTAAGTTAGTGTACCAGTCAATGAACAGCTCTTTGGACTTCTTGAAAGCTACCGACTCTAAGAGAAAAGAGTTCTTAATATCACTTCTATCCTTAGACAAATACGTTACTATTCACAATAGAATTAAAGAAGTTGTGAAAGAGGCTAAAGACGTATTAACAGGACATAAGGCCGTCGCTGCGGCCAAAGAATCCGAAATAAAGTCTAACAGAGCTATTGAGGTTACGTATAATGCAAAAGAAGTACCTGTAGTAGACGAAACTATTAGAGACGAGATTGCGAATCTTAAAGCTATAGAGTCTCAGCGTGAAAAGATTCAGGAAAGAACTATTAGATACGCTAGGGCTTTTAAAGCAAAAGAAGCTGCTAAGCTGGCGTGGGAAGTTTTTGAACTCCCAAAAGATAAACCTGAAGCTCCCGATACTGAGCACTTAAAAAATCTATACAAAGAAGCTCAAAATGTACAAGGACAAATTAACTCTTTAAGAAAGAGTATTAGGGAGCTAGAGTCCGGAGTAGGAAAATGTTCCGCATGTGGACAAGAATTGCCGGACAGCGAAAGTAAACAAGAACATTTACTATGCCTTAAAAAGGAGCTGAATGAGCTCGTAGAGTACCAACAAGGTAAGCAAAGAGAGCATGAAGAAGGTAATCGCAAAGCTAGTGAATATTCCAAGCATCAATTACTTGTAGAGAAGCAAGCAGACCTTAAAACAGCCTTTGAAAACGCACAAGAAGCACTAGAAAATACTGAAAAGCCGGATGCTTTACCTGACTCTGTTGAGGACGAAATAACTAGACTTACTGCTGAATACAATAGACAAACTGTTGCTAAGCAACAAGCTGAACAGCACAACACTCTGCGCGCTAAGCAAATTGCTAAATACGAAGCGCAGAAAGAGTTAGTAGCTCAAGCTAAAGAGAAACTAAAATCTACTCAAGAGTCTATACGAGAATACGAAGCTTATTTAGAAGATGTGAAGATACTAGAGAGTGCGTTCGGGCCGAAAGGTCTTGTACAGTATAAGATAGAATCTAACATCAAAGTATTTGAAGCACTAATTAACGAATACTTAGTTCTATTAAGTAATGGTGACTTCAACATTAGATTCCAGATTGAGGATTCTAAACTTCGTATAGTAGTGTTCCAACACGGTGAAGAAATCGATATAAACTCAGCATCTAGTGGTGAGTTCAACAATATTAACACAGCTACCTTACTAGCGGTAAGGAAGATGATGACTTCAATCTCTAAAGTAAGTATTAATATACTATTCTTAGATGAAGTTATTTCTGTACTAGACGTAGAGTCTAGAGAGAATTTGATAGATATTTTAGTTAAAGAGCAGAACCTTAACTCAGTAGTGGTTAGTCATGGGTTTGAGCATCCTTTAGCAGACACGGTATCTATAGTTAAAGAAGGAAAAACTTCAAAATGCAAATAAAGAAAACACTATCCACAGATGGACTACGTAGACTAAGCAGTAAAATAGATGAGTTAATAATAAGCGGAGCTTATAAACATGCTCAGGTAGTTTATGTAGAACCTTTCGATGACCACTATATGCAAATGCTACAAACTAAGCACTATGAGTTGCCGGAAAAAGAGCAAGAAGAGAAACTTAGAGAGTTGTTACACGCTAAAGAGCAAATTCAAAACGCTCTTATCGATAGGTTAGCAGAGGAAATAAAGAGTGGGAAGTAAACAGTCAGCAAAAGGTTCTCGATTCGAGTACAAGATAAGAGATATGCTTACTGAGAAAACTGGCGTTAAGTGGGACAGAGTTCCACTTAGCGGAGCAGGTACAATGAAAGGTGATTTATACTGCCTGACTAACCACTATTACTATTGCTTTGAATGCAAGTCTTTTAAAGACACAGTAATTCAAGAGAACCTACTATCAGCTAAATCAAATAACATATTCTCTTGGTGGGAACAAACGCTTAGAGAAGCAAAAGAAATGAATAGAAAGCCTGCTCTAGTATTTAAGAAAGACAGGGGCAAACCTATTATAGCAGTCGAAGAAGACATTGAAGGAATTAATAAATTCTCCATTACCGCTTTTGGCATGGAGGGAGTTAACCTTTATCTGTTCACCGACTGGCTAGCAGTTAAAAAAGTAGAGGAAATAATACTAGTATGAAGGGAATTTTCGAATTAGAAGACGAAGGACTAGACACTAGAGACTTTGATGGGCAAAATAACTTGCTCCTAGTTGACGGTCTTAACCTAGGATTTAGATATAAACAACAAAGCTTATTTGACCACGCTGCTCCTTATATGAATACTGTTAACTCCTTAGCTAAATCCTACGGTTGCAATCATGTAATCGTAGGATCAGACTACGGAAAATCTACTTTCAGAAAGGAAGTAAGCGAAGGCGAGTACAAAGCAAATCGTGAAATAATGCGAAAAGAACAGACTGAAGAAGAAGCCGAGAAATTTAAGAAGTTCTTGGAGGGCTTTGAAAAAGCCCTTGCTTTAGTCGGTACTATGCATCACACAATAAAACTTCGCAATGTGGAAATGGACGACATTGCTGCTTACATTGTTAAAAAGTACGGACACTTATTTGACAACATTTGGTTAATCTCTTCAGATAAAGACTGGGATTTACTATTAAAGCCAAACGTACATAGGTTCTCCTACGTTACTAGAAAAGAGTACACTGTAGATAACTTTGCAGAATCCCATGAAGGTTGTGAAAATCCTGAGGACTACGTGTCTATGAAAGTGTTTTCTGGAGACCCCGGAGACAATGTTGCAGGGTTCCCAGGCGTAGGCGCAAAACGAGCTTACAATCTAATACGTGAGCATGGCTCAGCATTAGACGTATACGACGCGTTACCTCTAGCAGGTAAACAAAAATATATACAGTCAATTAATAACGACCCTGAGAAAATTCTTAGGAACTACGAATTAATGGACTTGCTTAGCTACTGCGAAGAAGCTATAAACCACCCAGACAATAACAATACAAAATTAATTGACGATATTATGCAGGAGATAATTAATGAGCTTGATTAAAGTTAAATACGAAGAAATGCAGGAAGCTAAACTGCGTAAGGCTACCGATGGATCTGCAGGCTACGACATAGCTGCTAACGACACAGTGGTTATACCTAGAGGCTGCAAGTCGAAAGTAACTACGGGAGTAGCTTTAGAAGTACCTGAAGATATGTATGCAGAGCTAGTTCCTAGGTCTAGCTCTGGTAATAAAGGATACCGATTAGCTAATACTATGGGTATTATCGACTCAGACTTTAGAGGCTACATCGATATGTACATAGAGAATACAGGGTCTGCGGAGCTAATCATATACCCCGGTGACTATCTATGTCAGCTTATATTTAAGAAGAAAGAAAAAGTAACCTTTAAAGAGGTTAAAGAACTAAACGAAACTGCGCGCGGCGACGGCGGTTTTGGAAGTACAGACGAACTAGTATAAGGAAAAACTAATGAACGATGAAACTCAATTAACGCTTTTAAAAGCAAAAATTTATGATGCTAACGAAGCACTTGACAATATGAATAGAATCCTTTCAGAGGTAGTAAAAGTATCGGGACTAGATACAGAGAAAGATATAACAGCAGAAGATATTATAGATAGAGTTAAATATCTAGCTTCTTTAGAAGACTATAAAGAATAAAATAAAACCCCTTAGGCCGAAACCTAAGGGGTTTTTTGCTATTACGGGCCGTACCACCTTAAAGTTCCGGTAGCCGTGCTTTCTACAATAGTTGAGTTATCTTGCCTAAACCTTACTTCAATAGTAACACCAATGGTATAAAAACCTTCAGTGTTTTGTTTAGGTCTAGTTTTAAAACCTACGTAGTGAAACTGAGCAGGTATATCTTGCCATGTATTAATTTGAGATCCGTTTATCAAAACTACATCAACACCTTCCCCTCTACCTTCCTGATTTAGAATTTGCCAATTAAATCTTACTTGACAATTATCCCGTATAAGACCATAACCTAAAGTGTAGTCTACAGACTCTTCCCACCCTATTTCTATTTCAGCGGGGGTGGAACCAGTGTCTGTCCTAGATACAGCAGATTTATCATTAGGGTATTTATCAAAGTATAGGGATGTACCTGTGCCTGGAAAATCACTTAAACGTATTGGAGGACTTGTTGGTACTCCGTTATTTTGCGTAATATTAGGTAGGAAGTCACCACCTCTTAAATAGTCGGTTAACTTAGCAGGTTCATAATCTGTACTAGCGTACTGTCTACGTCTTCCGAAGAACCCGAATACTTCCGAGAACTTTATAGGTAGTCCTGTTATACCTGAAGGTATAAATTGAACGCTGTTACTACTACCTGTTGTAACGGACACATCATCATAAACTGTCCCTATAGTTAGCCTATTTGTAACTGTCTGACTGAAGGCTTGAGGAGTATTACACTTTAACTCCACCAAATCCCCAGAATTCACTGTAGTACTAGAAGTACGCCAACTACCTCCGTTAACCCTAAACTTAAAGTACGTACTATTATTAATACTACAAGTTACAGGTACGTTAATACCACGAACAGTAACCGAGCCAATGTATACCTCTATACCCGGTGCTTTGCTTGTCTGATTACCCATATTCCAAGAATCAGGAGTATTATCGTTAGGGTTTAATACTCGTATGTTTACGGTGAAATTTCTGGTCTTACCGTTAGCAGAAAAAGTACAAACAACCCCATCAGTTACATAACTAGCATTACTTTTTATTACTTTAGAGGCTGTTTGGTTAACTTCGTATAAGTAAGCAACGGTAGTATTAGTCCACACCGAAGAGTCTAAACTACCTATACCTATATTATAGTTAGAGGGGCTGCCTGATTTACTACTCCACCTAAATACTATAGTGTCCCCTCTATTAACTTCTATAGGATCACCAGGGCCAGTTATATTTATAGTATGGCCTAGCTCTGGTTCGTAGAAGTGAGTAGTAGCTAAATTAACAGTTATAGTCGCCATTTTCTTTTAACTCCTTAACTTCTCTGGCCAGGTCGTTAACTGCGTTAACTAGAAGGGCCAGGACTGCCATAGGGGATACGTTTAACATCCCTTCGTCATCTTGTCCTACTGCTTCTGGAAGCACTTCTTGTACGTCCTGAGCAACAATACCTGCCTTTTTCTGCTTTAGATTAATCTGGTCATACGTATATCCAGTTAGCTTAGCTACCTTATTTAACGAGCTATCTATCTTCTCTAGGTTTTCCTTGACCCTAATATCAGAAGTAGCAACCCAGTCATCTGCCCAGCCCTCGCCACGCACAATAAACTTAGTATCAGACTCAGTACCAGATAATTCAAACGCATCCCCAGAAGGTACCCCAAAAGCGTTGTCGGAATGCTTGTAGATTAAGAAGCCTCTTTGAGCGTATCCATTAGAAGCGTTATCAGAAAAAGTAATTTTAGCACCGGCCCCGTTGGTAGGCGTTCTAATTACTAAACCATTATTATGATTAATTAAAATTTCACTGTTAGCAACAAGCTGAGTACTGTTAATTCTTAAAGGTTCTCTATACGTACCGGAGCTTCCTGCATCATACATTCTAAACGCAAAAGGCTCCCCATAGTCGTCATTTGTCCAGAACTCCATAGCTCCGTCATTACCGTTGGTACCGATGTATCTAATACCCCCTTGGTCATTATAACCTGCTGGATTGAAATAAATACCTTTGTTAATTCCAGTAACTTCTATACCGTTAACTATATCTAGACGGTTGCTCAGGCTCATATAACTTCCGTAGAAGTTATTAGAGTATGTACTATTGAACCTCCAACTAGAAGTACCTAAACTACTAGAACCTCCAGACTGGTAAGGTATTATTCCATTAGACGTGGTACGAATCCAAGTTGAATCGCTACCTTCGGAAGTACCCATCCCAGCATATCCATTTTTGAAAACCTCCCTAAATCTAGGCTCTCTGCTAGTGTACACCTCATACCAACTAGACCAGTTATCTCCAGTGTCTCTAAGCGCTCTAGTATATAGCCTGCCCCAGCCCCCACTAGTCCATCCTCCCCACAGCTCGATTGATCCGCCTGTACCGCTCCCCCACACTATAGACTCGCCATAGTTTGAAGAGTGAGGTGGATTGTCAGTAGCTGCTCTAGTACCGTAGTGAAATAGTCCGTCTCTAAGGGTGTTTCTACTGCTCGGAACAGTAGCA